ATGTATTCACCGCCTACGACGGTGGAACCACCAGCGCCGGTCCATGAAGCATCGACAGTGCCGTCGCCGCTGTTGATCCAGATGTCGCCGGACTCGGGAGAATCAGGCGCGGAGCCGCCAACGGTAGCGTCGACAACACCCTTGAATTCGAGGGCGTTGGGCATGTCGACGTCCACAGGACGCCAAATGCCATCGGCACCAAGCTGAAGGAATTGGCCTTCAGAACCGCCAGAAGTATCGACGTCGTCGAGGTCAGAAAGAACCTCGGGTGCGTCAACATCAGCACCAACCTGGGTCAGCAGGTCAGCAGCGGTGAATTTGTAGGATTGACCTCCTCTCTGGACGAGAAGTAGGTCGCTACTAAGTAGCTCAGCCATTGTGATTAAGGAAGCTCAGAGAGGGATCGGAGATCCATTCCAAGTATAGGGTCGGTGTTTAATCCACTTTTCGTAAGTGGTGCGACCACGTTGATACTATTTACGCCACTATTTCCGCCGGGATCTCCACCACCGTCTGAACTTGTTGCCTCTACATAGTCAAAATTTGCGGTGAATGGATTGAAAACTAGCTTTTGTGCCATACCTATTCACTCCGCGCTGGGTTTGTTGGCACGTTGAGGTTCAAACGTCGCACGTTTTGAAGCAATCCTCCTTGCCAGGTGAGGATTAAGTGCGAAACAAGCAAGCCATCGGGACCGCCGACAAAGTATCTGACGTCGCTGATGTTTCCTTCACCGTCGTATGACAAGTCCACAAAGTCGTGGGCATTGACACCGATACCTGGCACCGCAGGCCCTTTACCCCCCTGCCAATCGCGCGAGTAGACCTCGGTGGTCGTCTCACTCGCGAAAGGCGAAGCGTTTTGGTCTGGTTGCCAGGTAGCCATTTCCGGCCTCGGTGGTGAGGGTTAATCAGACAGGGCGGCCTTTAGAGCTGCTTTCAACTCTGGATCCTCCTGTATAGCTGCAATCAGCTGCTCGACTTGGGGCTTCGCCGCCTTGAAGGCCAGGAAGCTGGCCAGCGTCCACACCTCATTGACGTCATCCCAAACCAGCGTGTCGCCAGCTGCTGGGACTTCACCTTTGAGGAAAGGATCGACTTGATAGAGATCCCAGAGGCCGAGCTTGTCGTACTGCAGGGAACCCTCAGCGCGAGGCGCCTGGCAGTTGACTGTGCGCCCGAACAGCTTGCGAGGATCGCCAGTGGTTTCGCTGTATCCAGGAATTTGGTGACCCAATCCACCTGGATTCTTTTTCAGCTTTGGAATGCCATCGCTCAACGCCGGAGAGATTCCGTTCTCGGCGATGTATGCCTTGGCCTTCACTGACGCTTGAGCGAAGGATTCTTCCTTGGTTGGCTTGTCCTTCAGGCTGCGTGCAGGGGCGCCGCCACCACCGCCATCACCTCCGAGGTTTTGGGTGAAGATCGGATCTTCACGCCAGACAGGGATGCAGCCGTCCTCGACGCGAATGCCGGCGGCAGAGTTGAGCTCGATGCCACCGCCGACGCTGTACTTAGCGGGGGCACCGCCACCACCGCCTTCAGCAGTGTTGGTGTTAGTGGCTCGGGTGTAGAGCTCCAACACACCCACCTGTGGGTCGCTGGAGTTGGCAATGACATCGGGAACGGTATCCGGGATGTGGGTGCCTTCGAGCTCGGCTTGGGTGCAGCCGATCAGGTCGTAGAAGTCGGCGCACTCATCGGCCTCGGTGCCGAACAGGGCGTCGGGCATCTTCAGGCCGAGATAGCCGCTAGCGGCCGTCACGTTGACTGAATAGTCGAAGGGGATGTGGAAGTCGACGCTGACGTACTTCCATTCCTCTGCTTCGCCGGGGAACTGACGCCAGAAGCGTGCAGTGGCAAAGATGAACAGGATGTTTGAGACGTTGCCGTTCGTGTCGGTAACTTCCTCCTGAGCGGCGTATTGCTCAGAAAGCAGCAGCAGATCGCTTGCATCGAGGACGAAGCCGAAGGGCTGCACACCAAATTCATCCTCTTTGGCGATGTAGATGATGTTGTCTGATTGCAGGTTGAACGTTCCTGTGTCACCGAACGGACCGACGCCCGGTTGGTAGTTAGCGAAGACGGTGGTGACAACTTCAGCGGGACGGACAATCGGGGTCTCGAAGTTGATCGCCGTCCGCTCGCTGAAGCCGGGCATAAAGCCCTGAGCCATACGCCGGGATTGAGGGGCGTAGTAATCCGGAGTGCCGGAGCCACTGCCCGCGCCTCCACCACCGTCGCCACCACCAGCAGCGGCTTCCACCCATTGACCGTCCTTGCGGCCGTAGGTCTTGCCGTCCTCGGGAGCTTCGGTCACGAAGGGGACCGCAGCCTGGGAATACTCGATGTACCAGTCGAGGAGGTCACCAGGACCGGAAACGTTGTTGCCGTCGTTGGTTTGATCGAGGCCGTAAATGAGGTTGTCACTCGCAAACGCTTTGAAGTCGATGGCGGTGCCCATCACTTCGGCCACGGGAACACCCAACTTGTAGATGCCGGAGGTTTGCTGGCTGCTGCCGGAAGCCACTGACTCTTCCACCATCGAAATGGCAGAGGCACTGGGGCCATACGCCATCCGGACAGAACCGTTTTTGTTCAGCCAGAGCTCACCAGTGAAGAGAATGGTTGCAGCGGTCTTGGGTTTTGCCCGCTTCTTAAACGCTTCAATACTTGGGTCGTAGAGGGGGTCGTACTCGTTGTAGGGGAGGGTGTATCCGCTCAAGGCGGCACCGCCCACCGTGTCGAAGTAATAGCCGTATTCGTCTTTCCACTGGATGTGGATGACGAAGTTGTCCCCCACTTCCTTCGTGCAGATCATGTCCAGCACGGAATCCATGTTGTGGAAACCGAAGAGCAGGTTCTGCGCCTCCATGAAGGAGAAGACAGGGTCGTACCCGTAGAAGTTGGGGTACGAGTTGGAGCTAATGCCTTGCGTGGCGTTGGCTGCTGGCATGAATGAGGCAAAGCCGTTGCCGTTCACCCACAGCGTTTGATAGCCAGCGGTGTCGGTGTCGGGGTCTTTCACTCCGAACCAAGCGGTGTTTGTCCAACCAGCGGGAAGTTGGACGGCGGTGTTTCCGTCGTCGGCGTCACCACCCAGCGTGACTTGGGTGAAACCAGCTGCAGTGGCCGCAGCGGTGGAATCGAAGTTGGTGACCGCATCGAGGCCGGAGGTGGAGAGCTTGCCGTAAGCAAGGCCACCTGCTTGTTCGAGATTGACCCACTCCGCATCGCGACGGGCATAGAGGGAGCCGTCCTCGGGAGCTTCCTCTACGTCACCGCCGCCGCCACCAGAAGCGACGACCTCGCTCCATCCTTCTGATTGGCGGGCGTACTGTTTTCCGTCGTTTGGTGCTTCGGGGAAGTACTTGTTGGTGCTGCCTTCTGGCAGGGAGTCGGTATCAGCGGGGCCGCCACCTGCGGTGACAACTTCTGCCCATGCTTCGCTCTGACGGGCATATTGCTTGCCATCGTTGGGGGCTTCTCCGATGCCAACGTTGTCAGCAGGGAGAGCAGCTGGGGAAAACTTGCTGCCGTCGTAGGTCAGGACGTGACCGGTGGTGACGGCACGGGTGTTGGTGCCCGTGTCGATGTTGTTGTCGCCCTCGATTTGGGCGGTGCTGCCGCTGGTGCTCTCGACACCAGGAACCCAGGCGTTGTTCTTACGGGTGTAAGCCTGACCGTCTGCAGGAGCTTCGTCGATGTTCAGCGTGGCTCCACCGCCGTTGTCCGGCATGGAGATCCAAGCCGCGTCCTGACGGACATAAGGGGTGCCGTCCTCGGGAGCTTCACCGATGCCTGCGTTGTTGGCCGGTGTTTTGGCTTCCCAGTTCCCGTTGGATTGTTTGACCAGGATGTCTCCTGTCGTGCCCGCCGTCGTGTTGACGTCCCCCAGGTCATTCAGATTGACGTTCGCCGCTGCTGGAGCTGGAGCATTGATCCACTGCCCCGTGGCTGTGTTGTATTGCAGGACGTTGGTGTCCTGAGGGTTGCTCAGCGTGACGTCGTTCAGCTCGTTCAAGCTGACCGCTCCGCCACCTCCACCACCGCCTTCGGTCGATACCAGGGTCCAAATGGCTTCACCGTTGATGAGCTCAACTTCCCAAGTGCCGGAGCCACCTGGGTCGGTCCATTGACCACCGTTTCCGGGGTTGGTTGAGGGATCGTTCGGGAAATTGATGGCCATGGGTTTAGAGGGGGAGGAGGATCGGGATCAGCAGCAAACCACCGATGCCCATGCGGAACCGGTGTAGACGTACTGCTTGAGGGTGGATGGACGAATCCATATGTCCCCTTCTCGGGGATCAGAGGGCGGGTCTTGGGTAAATGCAGGACCACTCCCTCCGGAAGTGATCGTGGTTACCTGTGCCCATTGATCGCTGCCGCCGTCGTTGAAATAGACGTACAGAGCAAGCGTATCTGGATCGATCCATGTGTCTCCATAGACCGGGTTTTGTGGAGGGTCAGCTCCAATCGGGGTGTTCCCGTTGACGCTTGTTCCGCCCCCTGAATTACCTGACGAGCAGGCAATCCACTGCTCGCTATCTCCATCTGCGTAATAGATGTAGAGAATGCCGCTTCTGGAATCGAGCCAGAAGTCGCCAGGGCGAGCATTGACCGGAGGGTTGCCTCCGATTTGTGGGGGACGAGCAATACCTGCGGTGTAGAGACCACCGCCGGCCGTACTCGTGTTGATCCACTGGCCGCTGTCGCCGTCCCAGTAGAAGCAGTGGAGTTCACCTGTGTTGCTGTCGAGCCACAGGTCGCCTTGGGTTGCTCCACCAGGCGGGAAGCTGTTGACCACCACTGAAGTGGTGCCGCCTCCACCGCCCTGTTGCGGGAGGACATACCAGCCTTCGTTGCGGCGGACGTAGCTCTGGCCGTCAGCTGGGGCCTCGATGATGCCCGCGTTTGCGTTCGGCTGGATGTTGTCCAGCTTCAGCTTGTCCGCAGCCGTCATGTAGCCGTCGACCGTCTGCGTTACGGCCTGCGGCTTGTTCTTGATGTACGCCGCTGATGATGTGTCGCTTACCTGGAAGTCCGACTGCGTTTGGACACGGTCTCGGAGGGTGTCGAGAACGATCTTGTCCGTGGCCAGCATCAGGCCGTTCGTCGTGTTCGTGACGACGTTGCAGCCGACCTCGAAGTTGCGGCCTGGGTTGTTGATCGGGTCCGTGTCGGTCACCGTGACCGGTGCCGCGCCCGTCAGAACTTGGACGCCGTCGACTGCATTGAGGTCGATCGCATCCAACTTCACCTTGTCGGCGGCGGACATCGTGCCCGCGTTCTCGATGCTGGCTTCCCGAATTGCAACGGTGGGAATGCGACCTGGATCCAGCTCCGGATCCGTCGCGTTGTACATCGGCTCCAGGAAGTTGACCGCGTCAACACGAAGCAGCGTCTGGTCGGACGAGAACGTAACCAGCGCCTCTGTTCCCTGCTCGGGGTCGTAGGTCCGCAGGTACAGCGTTGGAGAGTTGCTGTTGATGTTGATGTACAGCTCTCCGGGCTCCAGATCCTCGATTAACGGATCTGTTGCGGCGAGGTCCGAATACTTGTGCTGAATGATCGTCCCGTGAGCTTGACCGCTCAGGTAGATCGAGTTCTGCCACTTCCCGGCGTCAGCGTTAAAGGTCAGGACGTGTCCCGTACCAGGCAGATCGATCGAGACGTCGAGTAGATCGGAGAGGTTGGCAGTACCTGAACCTGCGCTCTGCGGGAAGCGGGCCCAACCTTCTTCTTCACCCAGGCAGATGACCCAGTCGTTCTCGTTGTAGGTGTCGTCCGGGGTCTCCGGAATAGCCGCACCCGCGACGGTGACGATGGCGTAGTAGCCCGTCAGTTCATCGGTGGCCAGTGGAAGGGGGGCGCCTACGACCAGCCCGCCGTTGTTCTGGCCCAGGCTGGTTGTTTGAGTGACTAGACCGGTGCTGGCGTCAATCAGACCAGCCCACACCAAGGTGGCCGTACCTGTGCCGGCGCCACCGTAAGAACCAACCTGCGCCCAACGGGTGCCGGTATAAACCCGCAGGACTTTCGTGGATTCTTTGTACCAGAAGGTGCCTCGGGAGAAGGCCGTGTCGATTGGAGGCTCACCCTCCTGCACGAACGTGACTGCAAAATCGGCGAGGGCGTTGCGGCCGACACTTCCGTCAGCCAGACGCTCTCCGGGGATAACACCAGAAACGATCTGGTCGTAGTCCAGTGGAGGAAGGTCGCCCGCTTCCAGGAACGTGCCGGACATGATCAGGCCGTTCGAGTCGAACGTGACCTTCGTCGCAGTAATGAAGTTCGGGTCGAGATAGTTGGGCTCCACCGTCAGGGCGCCCGATGCGTCGACTTCCAGTCCTCTGCCTTCCAGCGGTTGGACGATGCCCGCGCTCAATGACGTGGCGATGGGGACTTCAAATTCGATCTCGGAGCTGACTACCGAGACCGTTCCATCACCGCTGCTGCGCAGACCTGCGCCCACCTTCATCACACCAGAGGTGACGGTGGAGGCGTAAGGCAAGTCCCCTTCTGCGTAGGGCCGGCTGCCAGTGATCAGGCCGTTCTGGTCGTATGCAATCGATGAGATGCCACCCAGGGTTTTGGGCGTGATCTCGTTGTCGATCTTGATGTCACCGCCCTGGATCTTCAGACCGTTGCCATCAGGCACACGGCAGACACCGAATTCCGTATCAGTCGCTTTCGACAGATTGTCTGTCGTGATGAACGTCGCAATGATGTTCCCCTCTGCGTCATAAGAGAGGTACTTATTCGCCCAATCTCGGTTTGGGGTGAAGAGCGTTTCAATTTCGATCTCGCCCTGGAAGGAGCTGACCGAGGTCGTCAGAAACTGCCCAGCAACACCCGCAATGCTGGATGCCTCTCCCATGGCAGTCCAGCGGATGCCGTTCCACATGTAAGAGGCGGCATTGAAGTTGCCGATCTGCCCGACGTACGAACCCTCAGTGCCAACGCCCTCCAGGCTCGTCAGGTACTTGCCACTGGAGTTGTCAGCCAGCTTGGCCTCTGTGACTGACCCGTCCTTTAACTCGTTGGTGCCAATCGAATTCGCGCCATCGGTCGGTTGAAATATGTTCCCCGGAATACTTGCCGGTGGCAGCTGCTTCATTGCATCTGACACCAATGCTGCAGCTGTGACTTTCTTTGTCGCAGACGCAGAAATATCGACGATTACGAGTTCGTCAGCCTGAGATACAGCACCTTCCTCAAGAGGCTCCAGCTCACTAATAGGTACTGTCGCCATAACTTGAAGCAGTACTGTTTCCCAAGTTTAGTCGCGACCCACAAGCTCTCTTCCGTCCTCGGTTGTCAGGGCAGGGTTGTCGGCATCACGGACAAGATTACGGCCTGATCCGAACGAATTGAACGCATAATCGTCCTGCATTCGTAATCTAAAATTGCCTTCGGTTACAAAAGCAATGCGAGTCATAACGATATTGTCGGCTTGGAAAGTCATTGAGACGTTTGTGCAGATGCAATCTGCTTCCCAAAAGACAGCTAGTTGATTTGGATCGGGTGTTTGACGGCTGCCGCCGTACTTTATGTAGAAACGACCCTTAAACTTTGCGCCGATTGAAACACGGATGGCCAGTTGGACTAAATAGTTGGCGACTGCATCGTTTTCCGTTACGGGCATGCGCGGCTTTCCGTCGCTTGGATGACCAGCTCCGTTGTTATCAAGCGGAGATCCTGTGTCGTCATCGCAAAATCTTTGCGCGTCATCCCAGATAGCGGTGCAAGTGCCCTGGCCTGAGATCAAGCCGGCCTCGTATTGCTGGACGAATTGGTCGCCCAAGGTGGTCAGGTCGAGAGCTTGGCGGTTGCTCGTGAAGCTCCAGTCGACGATTTTGGCGAGACCGTTCCAGTTGGAGTCCGGGTCCACCTTCACCCGTATCTTTTGCTTCTTGCTCAGCTTCTTCAGATCCAGGGCTTGGTCGATGTCCCCGTTGATCGCGTCCGCATAGCTGTTGTACAGACGCAGACCGCCGATGACGTCCTTGAAAGCAAAGCGCTCAATGGAGGGCTGCGGCGTGACACCGTCCACAAGGGTGATGTTGGCGCTTTTGTCGTAGTCAGATGAGGGGTCGCTGCTGACCACCAGCTTCCGGATCTCGATCTTGTCCCCGGTAATGACCTGCTCTGCGCCTAGGAAGGAGAAGCGCTTCGCATTCGTGTTGATGTCGACAGGATCGAGCTCGGCAAAAGTCGCCATACCACTGTTGGTACGTTGGAGCATGATCCCGCCGTGGGTGCCCAGATAAACGCCTTGCGTAATGCTCATGGCTCCCAGTCCAGAACGGCACCAACAGATTCAAATTGGATGTTGGCACTCATCACTTCACCCACTGCATTGGCAATGGAGCACGATGTGATGTGGACTTCCATCTTGTAACCACGCCTGGAGTTGCCGTCCGCTTTCACATATAAGTGGAGCCAGACCCGATCCCACGCTTCAGCCGCTAAACCCGGTTTGTCATAGGTCTTGCGCTTATCGATCAGCTTCGCGAACAGCCATTTGGTCGATGATTCTTTGCCGTTCTCTTTGTAGTAGAGGATTTGGCAGCTGCCGCGTGTGGTTCTGATTCCGTTGACAGGAACTTTGTCGGTATCTCCCAAAGTTGTTGCGTCCAACTGGGAAATGCTGGTTGTGACCTGCCAATTCCTCACATGTAGCTGAGGAGTTGTTAGGGAGCTGTCAGTTTGATCAGTCCCTTTGCGGATCTCCATCCGCCCATGTGTGCCGGTGTAATAGGACATGCGCTACTCCTTGATGAATTGAACGCCGACAAAGGGGCAGCGCAACTTCACTCGCGCAGTGGTTACACCCTTTCTAACGCGAGTGAGGACAGGGGGTGAAGCGTAATGCCAGATGTTTTCTTCGTACCACTGTTTGCATCCGTTCCCAACAGTTCCTGGATTGAATCCAGCAAAGGGGCCGCTCGTCAGCGTTGATCGTTGGAGAGGGAAGGAACCTTCTAATCCTCGATGCTGCATGTAGTGCCGGAAAAATGCACTCATGTCCATGTCCGGGTTGTTTTGATACGTCAAATCCAGAATTGAGTCGCGCTGCGGGCCTGTGATTCGGCCTGTCTCCACTCCATCTGATCCTTTGAAGAACGTTCGGGGCCAGTCGCCCGGTGTGAAGGTGCGGGCTGAAGGAGAGAACGAAGGGAAGCCGCCGTAGTTCGGCCACGGCACTTCGCTTCCATCCCAGTCCTTTTTCGGACCTGAGATGCGGATCAACTCCATCTTGATTGTGCTGATCCCGGGCCTAATGCCCGTCACTACTGGGGCTGCTTTGTATCGCCATTTGCCGCTCCAGAACAGCCCACGGCTCGCACCTCCTGGCTTGCGACCTCCCTTGGTTGGGGCTTGACCCGCTGGATCACCCTGGTGAACATCCCATCCCACTGCCGGTCCCTTGTCCCCATCGCAATGACGCATGTCGAAGAGGTTTGACGTGCCCGCAAAAGTGTTGAAGTGCGTCATGAAATCCATCACCACTTCATCAGTCACGTTTGCGTACTCCAAACGCAGACGCGAATCGACCAGCGTGTTGCCACGTTGGATCACGATCTCGTTGCCCCGCGAACCGTAATTGAAGTTCTGGGCGAACTTGCCCATCGTGTAAGTCACACCCGTGGCCGGGTAAAGCGGGAAGTTCGGAGCACCGGGCCAGTCCAGCTCGGGAAACGTACATCCGGTCGGAACCGGAGTTGGGGTGGGAGTTACTTCGGCCTCGCCGATGAAGCAGTTATTGCTGATTAGCCTGTCAGGTCCGCAATAACCTGTGCAGCGATACGTGCCCGGGAATCTGGGAGTGAAGGTGGAGGCTTTCTCGCCTTGCTCGTCTTTCCACACCCCGGCCCGCAGCTTCTGCCATTGGAAGGTCTGCTTGCTAGAGCTGCATTTTTTGAACGACGCTCTCAGTGTTTCTCCAACCGTGTCCTTGCAGTTGACCTCCAAGGTCGCCTTCGGTGTCGGACTGGGTTCGGGAGTTGGTTCTGGCGTGGGCTCGGGGGTGCTATCCCCAGAGCAGCTTTCGTCCTCGGTGTCGTAGTTCACCGAGTCCGCGCTGATCACATACCAATAGATCTCATGCCTATTGTCCAGCGTATTGTTGTTTTCAACGTTGTTTTTGCCGGACCACAAATACTCGTATTTGGCTCGGTAGGAATGGTCTGATCCCTTGTTGTCGTAATACTGGTTCTTGATCCTGATTACACCATTCGCAAATAACGCGCCGATCTCATCATCTTGATTCCAGCGAACCCCGCTGAGGGACTGATCTGGGTCGTTTTGAGTGATGGGGCCAATGTCCCACCCTGTCGCAGAACCAGAGACGGCAGAATTGTTCTCGATATATTCTTCACCTGGCCACATCCAGCAGGTGTAGTAGCGAGAAAGATTGCGGTCGACTTTGATCTGAGCTCGGGCTCCCTGAATCAAAAAGCCATGCGGATTGCGGCTTCTAAAATCCCCAACGATCTTGGTGTTATGCCATTTGGGGCTCAAAACCTTCCTGCTGTTTCTTCGTTCTCGTTTGCTGGGGTCATCGTTCATGAACCACTGAACCATCCAGTTGATCTTTCCGCTTTCCTCGTCTGGGTCATCGCTCAACCGAGCACGGGCAATCAGTAAGCGCTCGTTCGCTTTGCCCGTGCATTGCACGTCATCACTGATGGTGACTGTGATGCGGGTTGGGATGGCCATTTAGAGATCCTCCGGGTTGGGCGTGCATCCCTCGCAAGGGGCATCGAAGTCGTAAGCGTCGGGATAGGTGCCCTCGATCAGTCGGGGATCCAGCTCCTGATAGACCTCTTCACGAGCTCGGGTGTTCCGCTTCACCTCTCTTGGTTTCAGAGGTGCTTCGGGGTCTGGGAGAGACATCGTGTTGATCTCGTTTTGGTGCTCCTGGTAGTTGAAATTTGGTGGCGGACCCTCTTCAGCGCGGCTGTCGAAGATGGGTTTGCCCTCTGCATCGACAGGGAGTTCACCAGGCAGGGTGGCGGGATAGTCCAGCCAGGTCAAAATGTTTTCCCGGTACTTCTCCACTTGGGTGTCGTACCACTGGTCGTCCCAGCCAGGGCCTTCCATTCGGTCGGTGGTCCGGTACTCGTGCAAGGTCCAGTAGCCCGCAAAGTCACGGCCAGGTCCGCTGTTCACCCAGATCGTCCGCATGTCTGCGCTGCCCTTCACAGCGTTGTTCATTGGGTAGTGGCTGGAGCCGTTCGCCGAAGCGATCTCGCCATCGGCACTCAGAGTCAAGTGCTTGGTTCCCAGTGAGTCGCCCTGGAGGAAGTCGACCAGACGGCCAACGCCGAAGACGCGGCGGACACCTCCGACCGTCAATTCGATCTTCGCGAATTGGTGCTCCGTTTCATCCGGACGGGCAGGCTTTTTGAACTGCGGGAACATCGGCTGGTTAATACCAAAATCCTCTTCGTGCCAACGTTTATACGTCCAGAACCATTCCTCCTCTGGCAGGTTCAAATCCTCAACCCGGTACATGTCCTGGTTGCGGTAAACCTTCATCGCGCCGACGTAGATGCGCTCACCTTGATAGAACATCTGCATCACCTTGTTCCGGATGATTACTCCGCTGAACATCCCGGAATCAGATGGGCTGCCTTGCATGTTGTAGTGCTCGACCGCGTCCTCGTACCAGTAATTGCGAGGCATGATTGCGCCCCTCAAAATCAAGCCATAAGAGCCGTTGCGACCAGCGGTGCGGGCAGGGTCGTTCAGAATTTCCCAACGAGCTTGCTCTTCGTTGATTTCGCCCTCGTGGCTCCATTCCTTGCCGTTGAACCAGGGAGTCGCGTCCTTGTAGATACCAGGGCTGAACTCGCACATGTAGGGCTCAAACATTTGGCCCTTGAGTGACTTGTAGCTCGGCGTCGTCGCATCCCAATCCATCACCATCGCTTGAGGGGGATAGGTCCGAAGGGCATTGCGCAGTGAATAGATACTGCCGGGTTTCCGCTTCAGATCAAAACCGCCGCCTGCGTTGGTTGCTTCCTCTTGAGGACCGATCAAGGTATCGCCAGGAACGTACTCTTCAAGACCGGCGGGAACGATGCCGCCATTCGTGTTGCCCACCTGAAGTTGGAGTGCGTCGATGTCCGGGTGGTAGTTGGTGGCAGGGAACCAACCATCAACAAAACCGCGTGAGAGGTCGTAGTCGGCATGCTCCCAAATCAAACGGCCGCCCAAGAAGAAGCTGACCGAAACACGCGGTGCAACTGAGCGGTCCTCATAACCGTTCTTTGAACCGATGTCTTCAGTGCCCTGCACCCACACACCGGTCATCGGCGGAGTCTGCGCATCGCCAGTCCAGCCGGGCTCGTAGATGTGGAGCTTCATCCGCTCCAAACCAGTCATTGGGTATGCCCAATACTTCTCTCGGTAGTAGTTCTGTTCGAGTTGGTATCCCTCTGTTTGGGCTTTTTCCAGAACAGTCTCGAAATAGGCCGTTCCCTCATCGTTGTCCTGGATGGTTTTCTCATCAGTCGGGTTGCCGTAAGGGCTGATGGGAATCTCTTTGACGTCGGTGGGGAAGACAGGGTTATCTAATTTGTCGTGACCAGTGGTGGTGCAACGCCACACCGGAGCACCGGTCTCGTCGTATTCATCATCGATATTGCCGTTTCCATCGTCATGGCGATCTTCCCAATAGATGGTGGGCTGAATATCCATCAGCGCGTATTCCACACCCGGCTGGTTCTGGTAAGGCTCCCTTAACTCAGGGCTGGTCGAGTCGTAGTCATTGTCCCAACCTTTAAGGGGGTATTCGTCATTTAGACGGGTGTACTTGAGTTGGTCCTTCTTCCAATACTTTCTCCAGTAGGGCTTCCATGCGCTGTAGCCATCTACTTCACCTGCATCAGGATCGATCGCGGTATCAGCCTCAATCGATGTGGGCCAACCTTCCGGTTCTATCTCTTCGGTGTAGTTGTTGTATTCCAGTAGCTCCTCAATACTCTGAGGAGGTTGAGGCCACATCAGAGAACGTGGGGGTTCTCCGTAGGTCTGAATGGCCTTATGTAGACCTCTCTCAACTTTTCTTTCACCCCAGCTGGGCCTGTCGCCCCAATTTGCGAGACCGTCAGGAATCAAGCTCGTGAAAGTCTCTCTAGGTGGTCTTTCATCTGAGTAGTAATAAGTCCTTGTGTAGTAGTCAGATGCCTCGTACTGGTTGCGGCGATTCCAAGGCTCGAAATCCGGATAACCAATGCTGGAACCACTACCCCAGTCGAAAGGAGTGAAGGGGGCTTTTGTTCTGTATTCAGTGTTCAGGTTCCAGCCGAAGGGAACACGCTGGAAGCCCAGAGGTGCGTAGAAATCCGGGGGCTTCGGACGAGTGTGCTCGTGCTGAATCTGCAGGGTGGAAGTGAAGTAGCTGGGCAGTTCGCCATGACCCAGGAAGCTGTAGAAGCCGTTGCCGCCCACATAGGGGTTATCACGGTTGTTCAGCAGCAGGTTGTAGTTGGTGTCGGTGTACTCGTCCTCGGTGTTAGGCCAGAACGGGCAGTTACGAGGTAGCGGCCACATGTCGCCGAACTCGTTGAGCTCTTCAAACTTGTATTCGAGACCGGGCAGGGGATCTTTCCACCGCCAGTAAGACGTGCCTTGGTTGTAGCTGTTTGTGTTAGAGGGGTTTAGGTTTTGGCCGCCGTACCCGTCTTGTTCAACCGTCCACCAGCTGCGGTAGTCATGATCATCTGTCAGCTCGCTGGAGCCGAGTGGCATGGTGTTAATTGACCACTTGTCACCCGCTTTTAGATCAGTCAGACGGCCACTGATTCCTAATTTGAACGGCTTGATGTCCTGGTTTTCGGGCATCACGGTCAGCCATTCGTGGAGGGTGAGGTCGCCATAGACAGTGCGGTAAATGCCGCCTGCATTCTTCTCGTCGTCTTCCGCGTAGGTGCTGATGATCCAGGCGCGGTGGTAATCCCAAAGCGTGTTCTGCGTGGGCAGATTTTGCTCCCACCAGAACGGGTTGAACTCTGAGCCGGCTAAACGCATTTCCACGCGACGGCCGTCCCACATGCGGGAATCGGTGTCCCACTTGTTGTCTTGAGCCGCGTAATGGAAAATGTTCCGCTCTTTGTTTTTGACGTTGAAGTAAAGAGCAGCGATGCTCTCGTAGATCACGTCGCCCTCGTAGTAGACCTTGATTACGCCGCGATCAATCGTGGCTCCGGTGTACATCCCGTCGATGCGCAGTGGGCCTGAACCGCCCCGGTAATCCCAGTAGTAACGCGCGTTGTACAGACCCCAGCAGCGGATCGGTGGCACGAAACCCTTCAGGTTCAACGAATAGAAACCGGTCTTTCCGTATGCCTCGGGGTCGCTCTCGGAGCCGCCCGGGTAGGACTCGATCAACTTGCCGATTTCCATTCGGCAGTTAACGCCGCCCTTCGCCCAGCCAGTCCAGCGGTAGTGCCAGAGATTCACTCTGTAGTTGGTGCCGTAGTTGTATCCAACAAAGGCGAAGTTGGATGCATAACCGAGCTCGATAGCGCGAACCCGGTCGTACTGATCGTTGTTGTAGCCCGGAGTGTGGTTCCAGCCGTAATAGAACGGGGTGAAACCGAAGTCCCACACCGTGCCCATTGCGCAGGTGTTAAAGCCGTCAATCGACCAGGCGTAAGTCCGGTTGGTGCCGAAGCTACTCTTGCCCTTCCGCTGATACAGCCCAGGGATGCGGCTGGCAGCAAAGGTGACGTTGTTCAGATAGTTTGGTTCGCAAGCATGCGTCATCTGACTCAGATTCGTTGATCTGATCGCCTGATTGTTCAAGCTATCGATCGACAACTTGCCCAGCCATGGGAAGAAGTAATCTTTGGCATCGTCGTTAAACAGCGAACCGTTCAACGTCATCACATGGTTGTAACCGTCGTATTTGGCGGGGCAATCTCCGTACCGGAAGTTCCACCTGCTATCGATGTTCAGGAACGGTCGAGCTTTCAGGAACTCCGTTGCTTCCCAAATCGGTTCGCCTGTAGTCAGGTCGTTGATTACGACGTCCTCGAAAGGAATTAAGCCCTCGGGTAGCTCAACGGCTTCGTCGTATCTTCCCTCGGTCTCGCTGTCGTAAATCGTGACACCCTTGCCCGCATTCGTTAGTGACTCGGAGCCCTCTTCAAAGATGTAGTGGTTGCTCGTGTGGGCGTAAGCCGCATAGCGGTCGTAGAAGCTCCATTCGTTGCCGTCAAGAACGTTGAAACCTACGCCGTCCCACTCGGGGGGCTCGTAATCCTCCAAGGAGTCGCTTCGGGGTGCCGGCTTCTTGTTCAGGTCAATTACATCAATCAGTGCGCTCTCGGGATCGATGTCGTCCTCAGGGACCATGGCCGGTCCGGGACCGACAATGACGTCCTCTTCGTCAAGGAAGCTGAGATCATCAGGTGCAATACCGATGAAGCACAGGCGGTTGATGATTTGACCGCCCAACCAGTAACGAACTTCGGTTCCCTTGCGCTCCGCTAAATAGGATTTCGCTGGCGGTGTGTACTCAAGAATTTCGACTCCAGTAATCGGGAGTGCAGTGCCAAACTTCTCGGCAGGACGCAGAGCCAGATCCTGGTAATAGGAGTTGAAGGGGTAGCCGTAAGCCGAGGTCGTTAGGCCGACAGTTTCGTACTCGTCGTGATTGCCCAGCTTCGTTGCACCAGGAAGTTGCTGGTGTTGACCGGGGAAGGTCGCATTGGCGCTCCAGTAAATGGCGTTGTTGTAGTAGTCATTCACTACAAGGCCGCCGCCTTGATAGCGGGCTAGGCCGAACCCGTGGTGGGGTGTCTGGCCTCCAAACTTGAAACAGCCCTGCCAGCAAGTGCCGTCGTCACGAATCAGGCCGGTTGGCTCGAAGAAGTTGTTATTGCATCCCTCGTAATCCCAATAGGTGATGCCCTCACGGCAAGGACCGGCGAAATTCGGTTTCTCAGATGGCTTACCCCACACTTCGTAAGTCACCACTGAATCGCCAGGGGCGACAGGCTGACCCGTCAGACGGGTGTTAGCGGTGTATTCAGGCCAGTTGGAGCAGGTGACTTCAACGAGACCGTCCTCGTCGAGTTCGACTTGCTCGATCATGTACGTCTCACCCGTAGGAAGGGTGCTCCTCGGCGTGTTGCTAAACAGCGCTCCTTCCAGATGCTCGTATCCCTCACCGACAATTCGGCCGTCTTTCACCTCGATCTCGACGGTTTGCAGGTCTTCCTCTTCCTGCTTCCACCATGAAATGAGGTGGTTGCCGTCCTCCAGCGTGTCGCCTTCGACCGTCATCACTTCGAGGCCGTAGCCGATGTTGCCCACGCTCAACTTTGCGTTGGGCATCGCGTCGGTACGCACTCGGATGTAGTCGCCAGGGCCGATGCCCCGCATCTCATCTGGAGCAGTCTTGAAGACCAGTGCGTGCGTGATGTTCTTCCGCAACGCCATGAAGTAGCGGCCTGCCAACACCGCGTGCTCGCGGGTGGTGCAGAATTGCGTCATGTCGAAGACCTCGACCGGCAACGAGTCGTAGTTCTTCGAGTTCTTGAACTTGATCAGAACGGTGCGCTCTTCAGGCAGCGTGTTCTTCGGGTTCACCCGATACTTACATTCCGCGTGGAAGCGTTGCCGCTCGTCCTGGTCCAGATAAGTCGCTTTGAGCGAACCCTCAATGATGTTGTAGTCATCGAAGGTGGCTGAAAGTGGCGCCTGGTCCAGAATTACGCCTTGGGCATCTGTCGGGAAGACAGGGATCAGCGAGAACAGACCGTTCCGGATCGTGAAATGACAGAGGAAGAACGGAGCGAGCTCGGCGATGTAATCCCGAACGTTGATCTTTTGATCGATTGCACCGTTAAACAGCAGGCCGTAACGCTCCAGATAGCGGGCGGTGCGCCGCATTTGCTTGGCGTCGACCATGCTCTCTTTCACGAGATCGCCGACACCGAACTGGTCGCTGGTCAGCAAGTACCAAACCAGATCAGCAAAGTTGTCGCTCTGCTTTGGCTCGTCGGTGAATTTGAGGTCGTCGTCTAGACCGCCGGTATTGCCGCTGCTCTTTGAAATGCGTTGGATCTTCTTGCCGTCCTGTACCCAGCAACGGACGGAATCCAGTGAACTGACTTGCTGGTTCGCACGGATCGACAGGCCAGCAGTCGTGGTGAGTTCGTAGCCGGGGATTGGATCCTGCGACATCGACTCGTTCACGTAGACGATCGTGTGCTCCGGACCCGAGTCCGAACTGCGCTGGATCAGACCGTCGTAGTGGCTGTGCTCGACAATTTGGGTCGCAACTTCCCAGTTGTTCCAGCGACCGTCGTAGTCGCAACAACTCGGCAGGTTATCCGGATCGGAGTCGCTATCAGGGGTTCCTCCACCGCCGCCTCCACCACCGCCGCCGCCTCCACCGCCACCGCTGGTGCAAGTGGGGTCTTGGTTAATGGTGCAGTCCTTGTCGTTGCGAGGGGTATTAACGACACGGATGATCTTGACGCTCTCGCCGCAGCAGCGGAAGTTGCCCTGCTGATCTTCTTCTTTCCACTTGAATTTCAGTTCAACGTTTGACTTATATTTCTCCGGCATTTTGAACTGGAAGTTCATCTCATAGTCTTTGCCCGCCTTGCAATCCATTCCCTTCTGACCTTCATAGTCAGTGTTCTCTTTCTTGCCGTTGATATACCAGTCGCCACGGATTTTTGTTTTCAGATTTTGGAATGCAATCTGAACCTTGACTGTCTCTTTAGCTCTGTATTCCTTGTTGGGGCATTTCTTCCAGCGGATCTTGCAAGTGCCACAGTCTTGGCAATACTCGTCTGGAGATAAGCAGATGTTGAATGACTTGCCCAGGATGTAGCCACCAATTGAGTTAGAGCCCTCGCACTTCGCTCGGATCGTGCAGCTGTAGTTCCTTTGTTTGCCCGATCTGTACTCACTACTGGAGGGGCGCCAATCAAGAATGGGGCCCTCCTGTCCTTTCTTCAGGTCAACACGCTTTTTCTTGCTGCTGCTCCAGATGTCTTTGCAATTACGAGGCTTGATTCCCAGCGTGTTTTTGCTGCCCGAGGGGCTATAACCCTCGTCGCGAACCCACAATTCATACTGCAGGTGCTCCTTAGCGCAATTTGTTGTGGTTATCGGTGAAATCCGAACTTGATCGTTCTTGCAGAGGATGTACTGACCCTTGCCACTGTTTGTGATATTTGGGTATTTCTGGAACTCGAAGGTCTTTCTACCTGTTGATTTGTCGTAGCAAGGCTTGCCAACCTGACGGGTGCCGCCGTACTCGCCCTGAATAACGTGGGTGGATTTGACTTTCCCGTCTGGACCCACGATCTCCAGCTTCAACTCGTCGACCGAGTACGCATCCGGTTCACCAGTGACATCTTCAGTCTCTTTGTCCAGCGCCCATCCCAAAGGTGAGGCAGGTTCTTGGACCTCTTGCGGGTAAGGCTCTTCGTAGTGGTACTCCTCCAGAGTCTCCGGTTCGAGCGCCTCGCGATAGTCCAGCGTTGAGTTGTTTACGAAGTCACCGCCACAGCTGATGCACTCACCGCTGGTGTACTTGGCGACTTCGCGGGCGAGCTCAGCATCAGAAAGATCGTCGAGATCATCTCCCATAGGCAGTAGGGATTTGCTGCTCTTCTCGCAACGCTCAATCTCCCAAGTGAAGAAGCCGCTGGTGTTCCCGCCGTCTTTGATCTTCGATTTGCCGACCTTGTAGGTCTTGCCGTCCTTCTTGACTTCGTCCTCGATGGGACGGTCGACGTTTGAGCCACTCTTCTGGATGCTCTTGATCGTCTTCCCTTTCCAGATCCACTGCTCAGTGACACGGGAAGAGCCGCCGGGGCCAGCAGCTTGGCGGCGTTGGACGACACCGTCTTCGATCTTGGGCAGGTTGCCCGAACCGGGACGGCCGGAACTCTTCTCCTTGTAGCGGGTTTCGCACTCTTCCTTACCGTCGCCGCCTCCACCACCACCGTCGTTACCGCCACCTCCGCTGCCGCCGCCTTCTCCTTCTTTCTTTCCCTTCTTGCCAAGCATCAGGGGCGATTGGGAGATGCCGCATGCCTTGTACTCACGGCCCGGGAATTCAACCTGGAACGTGCCGAGGTCTGTCTTGCACGCCTCGCTGACACTCCGCTTCTCATCGGAGGCATCCAGGATGGGGATGGATTTGCCCTGGACTGAGAAGTTGTTCCAGATGTAGGCACCCGTCAGCGGGAAGAAGCGGAATTCATACGCCGCTTTCTTTGGATGCTTGAAACGGATGAAGTTGTATTGGTCGACCGGCTTGATGCCACGGACGCCGATCGTCAGACCGAGATCGCGCCAGTTCCCTTTGTTGCCCTTGTCGTCTTCTGCTTTGTAGTTCTTGGAATCGTCCGCTTCGCGGACCAAAATCATGAAAAATGAATATCTAGGGAAGTAGATATTCATGTTGCCGACGTTGTAGTTGATGTTGTCTTCGTCGGCTTTCTCCAGATCGTCTGATGTGGGGACTTCGTTGAAGTTGCACAGTCCCGTGAACTGACCCCAGACGTTGCTCTTCAGACCGATCTCGGTGACTTCGCAGGGGCGCTGGTTGCGGACAACCCCGAACTGCGCTTTGACCAGGCCGAACCACTCAGTCGGGACGTGGTTTGAGGTGCTTATGTTCCGACCATCGTTGGCGTACTCGTTGCGGAAGTCGCCCTTTGTCTTGCCCTCAATGATGTTGCGGGGCACGATGCCGATTCGACGGTCGCGACGGACCTCGATCGCTTTCATCTTTGCCCAGATCTCGACCTGCTTCAGCTCGCTGACGCTGCAGCCGTCAGTTCCATCGACCTCGGGGGGAACCCATTTCTCCTTGTCACGGTCGTAGACCTGCAGAACGCAGGAGCCGCACATGTAGATGTCCGACGTCTGGAGTTGGCTGTCGACTTGCTGGCGCTCGTCAAAGCTCTGGTTGTTGATGTCATCAACGTCAACGCCCTCGTTGAACTTGTCGCCGTAGTCGCGCTTGAGGATGGTGTATTCACCCTTCTCATCCACTCGGATGACTTTGGACTTGCGCTTGCCAGAGCCTTTGTCCCCATCAAATTCGGTGAGGGCCATGAAGCGCTGGTAGCCCACGCCCACGCCGCGCTGCTTGTTGCTCTCGCCGTTGTTCTTTTCCCGCTCCTCCTTAATCCGAGCTCGGGCATCGCCTTTGGTGTCTTCCGGACGGGAGATGACACGCCAGTTGACCCGACGATCCTGGCCGTTGGGGATGGGGGCAAACACACCAAAAGTCGTCTGACTTGTGGGCGTGTAAGTCATTGAGAAGCCCTTGTCGTCGTTCCGGGCTCGGGTGGCACAGAAAAAGGACTCCTTGTCGCTGATGGAGGACTTGTTATCCGGGTCGCCTGTGTCCCGGTCGCCCGCTGTGCCGTACAGCAGGTTGCGCTTCTTCAGACGAGGACGCAGGTCTTCTGATTCCCAGTAAAAGGCGTATTGCTCAGGACTCAGAGAGTCGAGGGTCGTGTTGCCCAGGAAAATGCCCTCGGCGTCCGGCTCTTTTTCGAGACCGGTACAGCCCATCAGCATTGCAATCTTCAGGGACTGCTGAGCACCCCAGCTGTAGACCTTGCTCCAAACAACCTGGCCGTTGATGACGATGCCTCCGCTGGTCTTGGGCCAGGGGTTGCTTTCGAGATCGCGCTCGTCGAATTCGGCGTTGCCCCAAATCTCGATGGGCCAGCGGAGCAGTTTGTAATCGCCCTCGGGTCGATACTTGCCGTGGAGATAGGGGATGGGTTCCCCGTAGGACGCCAGGTCTGCAACCGACTCGAAGCCGTAGGTCTGGTTGTATTTCGTCGAGCCCTGCAGGCCAGCAATGTTCTTCTGCTGGATCTGCTTCTGCTTGGGCTGCTTTACCTCCCGGGGTTTGGGGGCTAACGCCACACTGGCGGCCGTGAACAGTGCTCCCACCACCAGGGAGACGATGATTGCTTCGCCAATACCGCCGGCTACGACGCGGGGTGGATTGGCTGCGTATTCGAGTTGAGTTTGGCGGGCTCGTTCTTTGAACCAGGCGTACTCCTCAACCGTTATGCCCATGTGGGCGATTAACGCCCTCTCGTATGGGAGCAGCGGTACATCCTGCACTTGGGCAGGGAGGATATAGGACTCGCGACGACCCTCTTCCTCTGGCGATTGATGTGGAGGAAGGAGGTTTGCCATATAACGCCGAAAGACCAGCCGGTCTCTTCGTCAGGGAGGACCAAGACATCCCCATCGTAATCCGGTCTGGTTATGCGGTAACCCCATTCGGAAAGAGCTCGCAGCACTGTTTCTGGACTCGCGTCCCACCAATCCGTATCGAATGGGGGTGTCGGTATGCGCATCGATTGCAGCGCTGCATAGACCATGAAGATGCAGTCGATTTCCCCGTTCTCGCCATTGGCGTGGGGAACATATCGGAGGCCGATTAAGTCTCTACAACCGAACGTTTGTAGTTGTGGGGATAGGGCCAACACGGACATTGTCGAGCGCAAGCGTTGGAATTTCGGCCCCCACTGCATCGAGGACACTGTTCAACCTAACTGTGATCACCTTGTCGTCCCAACCACCTGCGGAACACAAACCGAAGTATTTGTAGAGCGTTGTGAATCCTTCGTTTGCGCTGTCTGGCGTGTTTGTAATTGCTACTCGCACTTCACAGCCCCACCCCTGTTCAATCGACTTCAACGCCCAGCCCCGTGAAATGTTGTTATTGGGGAAAGCAAGCGTGCAGTCCACGTTGTCACCCGAGCGCGTGATCGAAATACCCGAGAACGTGAAGGGCAAATAATCGTAGGTTTTGCCCTCGTACCGCATTGTCTCCCGCCAGAAAAAGTTCTGGAATGCAAAAGCCTTATCGCCACCTGTTTGGAAGCGGATGGTGTTAACTACGTTCAGAGAAATCTTGTTCTCTTGACGCGGCTGGAAGTTGGGCTTTTTGCCCTCGTTGTTGCCTGTCTTTTGTGGGAATAAAACTTTGGCCATCAGAGTCCGATCTTCTTACGGGCTGAGGGAGACATGCGCAGCTTGCGCAACGCACGCTCCTCGCCAGACTTCGCGGCTTGGCCAACGATGCCTGGCAGCTCGCTGCGTTTGATGTAGTCCTCCCCGCCGTAGTTCATAACGCCGCCGTTGATCACAATGTTCGGGTTGAAAGCTTCCTCGTTGAAGCCCATTCCGTTGCCTGTTCCCGCTCCTGTGACCGGGTCCAGAACTGCCGCGCCACGGGTGCCGCTGTTCCATCTCGCCATACTGTCGTCCATCTTTGACTGGGGGATCACGTACTCGGGTTCACCGCCCTCGGCGATCGTGGCGTTCGTTGGGCTGTCGACAAAGCCTCCTTCCGCCAAGCCGTAGTTGGGACCGGCGGCACCGAGACCGGTCATGGGGTTGAAATAGCCGCCGCCGAAGCCGCCTCCACCACCACCGAACATGTTGCCCATCGGGATGCCCAGCACCTTCATGATCAGGGCCTTCGCGATCATCTGCGTGGCCATCTGGATGAAGGCTTGGCCGATGTTCTTGAACATGTTCGCGAACGCTTCCTGGATCGTTGTTGATCCATCAATCACTCCGGTGATTGCGGCGGCCATCGCGTTGCCCAGCTCTTGCTGGATGGTCTGCGCCATTTGGGCGTAATAGCCGTTGACGTCAGATAGATCCGTTTTCCATTGCTGGTACAAGCGGGTCATGGGGTTGGCAGCCGCTTGTTGCGCCTTGGCGAGGTTGTTGACTGCGGTGATCTGCTGGTTGGTGATGTCCAGGATCTTCTGCCGTGCGGCTGGATCAGTGACACCTTCCAGTGCTTTCTGCTGCGCTCGATAGATCCGAACTTTCCTCAGCTCCGCACGGATCTGGAGGTCGTTCATTCCCTCCATCTTCAAGCGGTTCTCCAGCAGCAAGTCCTGCGTCTGGTTCTGCATGGACTCGATGTCGGCCGCTGCACCAGCTGCGTAGTTGATGGCGTTTTGCAGGCCGAGGATCTCTTCCTTCTTCGCTGCGATGTTGTTCAGGGCCTCCAAGCCCTTGTTGTATTCCTCGGTGTTCGTTCTGAGGAGTTGAGCCTTCTCTTCTTCGTTGAGCTTGTCGTCTTCCTGGATGGACTTGATGACTTGCATCTTCTCCAAACGCAGGCGTTCGCGCTCGGCGATCATCTGGGAGGTCAGCTGGATGGTTGCGGGGTCCATTGGACCGCCAGATAGCTGACTGATTGCGGTGAGTTGGGCGTTAAGGGCGTTGGCCTGATCGACCAATCCCTCCATTCCGGTCTCGTCGCCGTAGGCACCGTCGAGGATGTTGTTGAAGGCGTCGACGCGGTCCTGGCCGGTGAGCTGATCTTGGAGACCGTTGATCTCCACCATCAAGCCCTTGACCCGCTCCATTGCATTGATCACCGGGTTGTAGTCCGGCATCGATTTGTCGACCTCGGGGGAAACCGGAGCTTCTGCTTTGGCCATGCCCATGCGACCGACAATGTCGTCCGCGTAAGACGAGATCGAGGGGTATTCATTGCCGTTGCTGTACTGAGGTCGCGTATTGGTGTGGAGGTCGGGGTTGCCTGAATACCACTGGGAGGCAACGCGGCGGGCGGCTTCTTCGTCGCTGTAGCCCTGGCTTTTTGCAGTGGTGTAGTAGTCCTTGACTTGGCCACGCACCACTGCGTTTTGAGCGGCGTGGTTCTTCTTGTACTGCTCCGGTGTGAGGCTCTCGCCGTAGTGCTTCATCGTCCAGGAAGGAACGTTGGCCGCCATTACTTGGCCGATGCCAATCGCTCCCCCATTGCCCGCATCCATGTTGTGGGCGTTGTAGTCGCCGCCGGATTCTTTGCTGACGATCGCGGCAGTGAGTTTGCCGACTACGTCGTCGCCAAAATCGCCCTCGAATTTGCCGCCGCTACTCTCTCGCGCCTGCTCGCGCATCTTGGCCAGCTTGTAGTCGGCGACTTTCTTCTCGAACTCGCCCATGTCCTTCTGGAGCTTGGCGATCTGTTTTTGGATGTTGTACTTGTAGTCCGCGATCTCTTTGTCGAGATTGGCGAGCTCGATTTGAAGTGATTTCTGGCGTTGGGCGATGGTGTCCTCGCCTTTCTTCTTGGCCAGCAGGTACTTGTTGAGGTTGTCCTGGACCTTGCGGCTGATTCCTTCTTCGCCTTTCAGCCGTTCCTGCAGTTCCCGGCTCAGTTTGCGGGTCTCGATCTCCGCCTGGAGACGCATCTTGTCCAGCTGGAGGCGGGCGAGACGCTGTTGCTGACGGAAGATGTCGTCCTCGACCTTCTTCCTGAAGTCAGCAATCTGCTTCTCCATGTTGTTGCGGTTCTCCGCCATCGTTTTGATGACCCGCTTGTCCTCTTTCTCCCGTTGGAGACCCTCGTATTTCGCGATGAAGTCTGCGAATTCGACTCGCTGATCCTGTAGATCCTTGAGCTGGGCTTGGAGAGTGAGGTCGGTGGTGGAGCCCGACATCATTGCCCCGGCACCACCGCCGCGTTCGGCGATGCCCTTCCGCAGCTTCTCTTCGATCTCGGCAATCTTCTCGTCGATTTCGACGAGCTTGGTCATTGCCTTGTTGTACTCGGCATCGGCGAGGGCTTGCTTGAAGCGCTTCGCTGCTCGGGCGGCTGCGTCCGAGGTCTTATCGACGTCCTTGTATTTGCCTGCGAGATCGTCGAGAGCTTGATTGGCTTTGGCGAAGGAGGCTCTGTCGGATTGGGCTTGCTGCCAGCGCAGGAAGAGATCGAGGGCCGCCGAAATGGCGATGCTGATCAGCAGGAATTTGCCAAGGAACATGGCGCTGCCTGCGATTAGGCCCTTGATGCCCATCGCGGCTTTCTTCGCACCGCCCGCCATGATCGTCATGCCGGTGCCCGCCTTCTTGGCAGTGACGGCGGTCTTCTGCATCTGCGCCGCCATCAAGTTCAATTCCGCCTTGAACTTGGCCATCTTTGGATTGGTGGCCGAGAGCGTGGAGGCAAACGCCCGCACCGCCACGGACATCGTTTTGAACGCCTTGCTCACCGTGAGAGCGGCTTTCTTAAAGAAGACCGATACCCGAGCAGCCCACTTCTGGAAGAAACCGACGATCGGTGCCCACGCCGCCTTCAACGTGCCCGCCACCATCACAAGCTTGACGATTGACGTCACGCCCAGCTTCTGGAGGACGCCAAACGTCAGTGCGATCTGGCTCAGATACTGGACAACAGGGATTTTCAGCAGTTCGCCGTAGAGCTTGAGGATTTCACTCAGGCCCGCAGCAACCGGGGTGAAGATCTGGGCCAAATTCGAGAAGATTTTGACCAGCTGTTTGATGTTCTCGATCGTGATGTCACCGAGACCGACAGCCAACGCAGCCAGACCCTCAACCAACATCGCGGCAGAGGCGGCGACTTGATTGAAGAGGTTTTGGAGAGGGTCGAATAGGGAGAGGACGTCCTGTTTGACCGCTGCAAATGCCCCAACAACTTTCTGCTGCAAGTCGGTGGCGAACTTATCGAGGCCGCTTGATAGGGCTTGGGCGATGGGGGAGGTCGCAGCCAGCCCCATGAAGACTTCAGCAATGGCAGCTACGCCCTTGCCGGCCTCGCTGGCAATTCCGGTTAGCTGGTCAAAAATGCCGAAAAGGCTGTTGTAGACAGCGGTTAGACCAGCAAGGATGGGCTGGAGTAGTGGTTTGCCGAAGTTCCGGCCCACTTCCTCGAAGATCTCAGCGATGTTGGAGACGACACCCGCAAACTGCTGGGCTGCCAGCTTCTGACCAGCAACGGAGGCGGCTAAGCGTTTCTCCAAGAAGCCGATCAGACCCTCACTCGTGGTCTTGGCCTTGGCAACGTCCTCGTTGGTGATACCCAGCGCTTTGGCCAGGTAGCTGTCCATGGTGATGTCGCCACGGAGGATGGAGCCGATCTCCTGCCGGGCTTGGTACAGCGGGATGCCGAAGGTGCCGAGGGCGGCGGAGAACTGGATTGCCAGGTCTTCGGCCTCGTCGAGACCGCCACCGATTTGGCTGATCTGGCTGGCGACCATGCCGAAGACTTCGATCACGTCACCAGAGGTGACACCCGCCAGCTCCAGGGAGCGTTTACGGATCGAATCGATGTTCCCTTCGATCTGACCCGTTAGGGAGACGATCTTTTCGTAGGGGTCGGTGATCTCCTCGCCGTCAGCAAACACCTTGGCGTTACTGGCCAGGGTGGCTTGGGTCTTGAGGATGGTCTCCTGAAGTTGGATCTCCCGGCCAATCGTGTTGTTGAAGAAGGCGGAGTACGCCGCATTCAGAATTCCGACTGCCTCTTTGACCGCGTAGATGGCAAAACCAACCTTTGCCAGGTTGGTGACCATCTTCATCAGGCCGTTATTGGCCGCTCCAAGACTGTTGGAGAGGATCTTTGTGGCCTTGGCGTTCTCGGCAACGGACTTGGCCGCACCGGGGGCAGCCTTCGCAAGATTTGCGGTTCCCTTTGCGAATGCTTCTACTTCTTCGACACGTTCGCCGAAACCGGGGATCTTTTTGCTGAAGCCGTAGACCTTTTTAATGTCGTTAGCAGCTTCCTTCAGGCTGCTATTGATATTTTTATACTGCTTTGCTACTTTCTCAACGTTTGCAAGACCTATCTCTATCTTTCGTGGTTTTGTTGCCTTATCTGCAGCTTTATCTACCTTGACCAGCTGACTTGTGGCCTTGCTGGTATCCGCAGAAACCCTGATTTGATAGTCAGCCAAGGCCCTGCTCGCTATCCGATATCAGTATTTTATCCACGGTCATCTGCACGCCCATTCAGTGCCACAAAGACGCTGACTGGGATAGCAAACTGCTTCACCAATTCACTCAGGATGAACTTGGTAGGAGCATCCGCTTCGTCGGACTCGGCATCAAGGGGTCTGTAATCCGGATGGGGTAAGAAGTCCTTGGGTCTTGTGTCGGGCGCACGCTTCTTCGAGGCCGAGAATCCATGCGCAATTTTCAGCAGCATGTCCGCCGTGACGGCCTGGGTGATGGCAGCACGGTTCGCTTCGGCTTCGTCTTGATTGACCACGTAGTCGTAAGCCTTCTTCAGTAGCGAGATCGGCGTACGAACAAAGCGCTCTCGGGGGAAGTCGTCCCCCAATTTGGAGGTCCGCAGCCGAAGGTAAAACCCGTCCCAGTCAGTGAGGGGGCTGCGGAGATAAGCGCCGAGTGACTCCAGCTCCTGTTCAGGAGTTAGGACTCGGCTGCCTCTTTTTTTCCTTCTTTCGGCCAGCCATCACGCTCCCAGGTGATGAACTCGAAGATCTGCTGCATGATCGCGTTGGGCATCGCTTCGGTGTCCTCAGCGGTCCAGTCGTCCAGTTTCTCCCACTTCTTTTTGCCGTTGATCTGAGCTTCGGCTCGGTACTGCATGAAGAGGGTCACGAATGCGACCTGGGTTTCGACAGTGCCCGAAGCATCGTTCTGCAGCTCCTCCAGTTCTTCGGCGAATTCGTAGACCATTTCGCCATCCCCATCAGCAATGTTGGAGAGCAGTTCCACTGCTTCTTTGGTGGGGATGCCTTTCTGCTTGGCGATGCGCTGAGCGACCTTCAGCGACTTGAAAGTACTCTTCGATTGCGCTCTCGATAGGGCCTCGATTCCTTTTGCTTCACCCGGAACCAGATCGTGATAGATCGGGAAGCGGAAGGGTGCGATCTCGTGGTACTCCTCGGGGGTGAAAAGGAGGGAGGCGTACTTACTCATGCTTCTGGATGGGGAGCTCTACGTTCCAAGCGCGTAAGGATTCGCTTCGACGGAGATACTCTTCGGGGATTAACACCTCAATCTTATCGCTCTCACTCTGTAGGCGTATATTTGGCGTGGGGATCTGGGGTTCTAGATAGAAGGCACCGATGCGGACGGTGTCTTCCTCCACCAGGCAATTGACTGCCCAGCAACTGTTAATTGGATTGCGGAGCAGGTCGTAATGGCCTTCCATGAAAAAGGCCCCCCGAAGGAGGCCGGTGATGGGGGATGCGCTGATCGTAATCAGGCGGTTTTGAAGGTGATAGTTTCACCTTGGATCGGACGCTGCACACCTGTGGCGCTTGCGTTGCCGTTTGCATCCACGCTCTGGCGAACCGCACCGTCTGCGACACGCAGTTCGTAGATCGTGGCAGCAGTCAGGTTGCTGTCCGGGTTGACCGTCACCACGTTGGCGGAGATCGTCACCGTGGCGGCAACGCGCTCGGAGGTGGAGGCCACGAACAGTGCGAAGCCATCGCCTTCCTCATCGCCCAAGGACAGCTGGGTCAGCGCGGCAGTGCCGTTGCTCGTGTAGGTAGCGGTGAGGTTGCTGCCCACAGCCACAGAGTCGGCGTTGTCCGTAGGGCTGAATGCAACCTGACGGGTGCCGTTCTCCAGGAACAGCAGGGTGGACTGCACCTGACCGAATTCGATCTGGCTGCCACCGTTGTTCAGGCGACCGAACACTGGACGGCCTCGGGAGACGAGGTCGAAGGTCACCTCGGTGAGGCCCTCCGCGTTCATGTTCTCCGCGTAGTTCTGAATCACGGCGTTGAAGCCGGTGAAGTCGTAGACCCAGTCGCCGGTATCACCGTTGGACTGACCCATCTCCTTCAGGAATTCGATGTAGATCTCGAAGTCCTTGTCGTAACGAGCACGCTCGATGAGGGCGAAGCCTTCGTCGTAGTTGCCTCGGAACTGCGGGCACTGGGCGCCGCTCGGGATTTCGGAGTCCTTCAGGAAGTAGGTGGTGCAGCTTGCCTGCACACCAGCTCCGGTGATCACTGAGTCGTTCCAGCCGTCATCTCCCAGGAGGCGGAACTCCTGGTTGTTGTCGTTGATCTGGAAGTTGGTCTGGGTGACACCCTGG